TTAGAAAATTAGTTAACAATCCAATAAAAGTTTTCCCAAGAAAACTTAAAGTTGGTATAACAACAACATATGATTCCGATATTATCAATAATATATTAACAATAGGTAGAAAAGTAGGAGAAGATGAAAATCAAGAAATTTATGGAACTATAGTCGGCACTGGATGTTCTGTATCATCTGTACAGATAAGTAATACTGGTAGAAATTATGGTGTAGGGGTTTCTACAGTAACCGTATTTCCAATTTCTTCAAATGGAACTGGATTAAAATTAAAAATAACTGCAGATGCAAATGGTTTAATAACATCAGCAGAAGTTAATGGTAATGATTTTGGACATGGTTATTCTATTGGTGACGCTGTTGGTATTGTAACAGATGATGTTACAGGTAAAAAAGGTCAAAACGCTATAATTACAATAACTGGTAATAACAATGCAATTGATACTTTATATCTTTCCAATGTTCAAGGTAACCAATTCTCTGGTGGAGAATTGCATTATTTTGCAAATGATGGTAGTAAAACTGGATTGGGAACTGAAATATTATCAAGTACAGAATACGGTAGTTTTTCTGATGGAAAATATTTTAAAGTAGATCATTTTAATCATGGAATGTATGCATCAAACAATATAGTTGAATTAAGTGGAGTTAGTCCCGATACACCATCATCTTTATTAAGTAGTGAATTACTAATAACAGATTCTTCTTTACAAATACCATCTATAGATTCAGAATATTTTGACACCTTTGAAGGTATATCAGTTGATGATGATTATCCTGGATATTTAATTATAAATGGAGAAATTATTAAATATACTGATGTTGATAGTGGTGTCATTAGTGGATTAGAGAGGGGAATTGATTCTACATTAACTAGAAATCATGGTCAAAATTCCGTTGTTAGAAAATATGAATTGGGTGGAGTATCATTACGAAGAATTAACAAAAAACATAATTTAGTGGATTCAAATATAGACTTAGATAGTTATTATTTGGAGATTGATAGAGGAGGTTTAGAAGATGGTTACGTTTTTGCAAAGAGTAGAACAAATGATAATAGTGGCCCAATGCTATCTTTCAATTCAGAAAAAAGTGCTGGAGGATTCAATGCTTATGCATCAGAAAATATAGTATATGATACTGCAATACCTTTTTATAATATTATTATACCTGGAGCATCAACTGAAGTAACGTCTCAAATGAGAACTATTTCTGGAACAAGTTGTAATGGAAGTGAGCTATCATTTGTTGATTTAGGTTATGAAAATATAACTTTAAATCAGGCGAATAAGTTAAATCAGATTAGATTAATAGCATCTAATACAAATTCAGAAGAATATCTGGATTCAATGCCCAGAAATAAATCACAAATAACCGCATTGACATTAAAATCTAATAACTATAATTTATCTCCAATGATTTTCTTGGATGATACATTTACTGAATATCACAGCGTAAGATTAAATAACCCAGTTACAAATTATCCTTCTGATGGTAGAGTTAATAGTGTTTTAGATGATCCTCATGCAGCAATTTATGTTTCTAAAACTATTAGATTAACCCAACCTTCAAATAGTTTAAGAGTTATTTTATCAGCATATCGTCATTCTTCTTCAGATTTTAGGGTTCTTTATTCATTAATAAAACCAGAGTCAAATGAATCTGTACCATCATTTAATTTGTTCCCTGGATATGATAACTTGACAACTGATAATAATTTAGATGGTTACCTCGATGTTGTTGATATTTCAAAAAATAGTGGTTTATCAGATACTCCAGTTCCAAGTAGTTTGGAAAACCAATTTTTAGAATATCAATACACTGCACCAGATGTTGGACCATTTATTGGATTTACAATTAAGGTAGTTATGTCTGGAACAAGGCAAGATAAATATCCAAGACTAAAAGATATGAGAGCAATTGCATTAGCATAATGGATAATTTAATAACGGTAGAAGGACATCCAAACCTTTTTAGAGATAAAAATACTGGTGCTATAGTTAATTGTGATAATGTTTCATATAAACAGTATTTAAATAGTATTTCAAATAGAATGAATACTAAAAAAGAAATTGAAGCCTTAAGAGGTGAAATTGATGAAATTAAATCTTTATTAAAGGAGTTATTAAATGAAACCAGAAGAAATTGAATTAAATGACTTTAATAAGTTATTTGAATATGAAAAACATTGTAGAGTAATTGATCAATTAAGTGAAGATGAATTAAGAATTTTTTGTAAATTATACTTTAAATTATATTTAAAACAGCAAGAAGTAATATCATTATTTAATTAACCTAAATAATTGTACGATACTTTTGCAGTAAATGGCAGCATACGTAGTCAATTTAAATATTAATACGGGTACATCATTTACTCAAACATTCAATTTATCTAATGATAATGGATCTGCATTAAATCTTACTGATTATGATGTAAAATCACAACTGAGAAAACATCCACAAAGTAGTTCCTATATAAATTTCATTGCTACTGCAGTTTCTCCTCCATCTGAAGGTGTTATTAAAATAGAGTTAGAACCAAGTTCAACATCAAATTTAAAACCTGGAAGATATATGTATGACATTATTATTACAAATAATGGAACTGGTGATATAACCAAAGTAATAGAAGGATCTGCGATTGTTTCTAAAAGTATAACAAGAGATAGTTAGTAATATGGCAAAACCATCAACAAGACAACAATTAATAGATTATTGTTTGAGAAGACTGGGTGCTCCAGTTTTGGAGATTAATGTTGATGATGATCAAATAGATGACTTAGTTGATGATGCTCTTCAATATTTTAATGAGCGCCATTTTGACGGTGTTGAAAGAATGTATTTAAAATACAAAATCACACAAGAAGATATTGATAGAGGAAGTGCAAAAAATACAAGTGGACCTGGAATAGTTACAACCACAGGATCTTCTGATATAGGATCTTTTGATTTTTATGAATCTTCTAATTATATCCAAGTACCCGATTCTGTAATTGGAATAGAAAAAGTATTTAAATTTGATACTAGTTCAATTTCTGGTGGAATGTTTAGTATAAAATATCAATTGTTTTTAAATGACTTATATTATTTTAATTCTGTAGAACTTTTACAATATGCAATGGTAAAATCATATCTTGAAGATATAGACTTTTTATTAACAACGGATAAACAAATAAGATTTAATAAAAGACAAAATAGAATGTATTTGGACATTGATTGGGGAGCACAAAGTGCTGGTAATTTTTTGGTTATAGATTGTTATCGAATTTTAGATCCAAATGACTTTACAAAAGTTTATAATGACAGTTTTTTAAAGCAATATTTAACATCATTAATTAAAAGGCAATGGGGTCAAAATTTAATTAAATTTAGAGGTGTTAAATTACCTGGTGGAATCGAATTAAATGGTAGAGAATTTTATGATGATGCTCAAAGAGAATTAGATGACTTAAAGCAGCGTATGGCGTCAGAATATGAATTACCACCATACGACTTTATTGGATAATTATGGCACTAAATCCTTTTTTTCTACAAGGTTCTGGACCAGAACAAAATTTAATTCAACAACTTATTAATGAACAATTAAAAATATATGGTGTTGAAGTTACTTACATACCACAAAAATTTGTAAGAAAGGAAACAATTTTAAGAGAAGTCACTGCTTCAAAATTTGATGATAATTTTTCTATAGAGGCATACGTAAGTAATTTTGATGGATATACTGGATCCGGGGACATCTTATCAAAATTTGGTATGAATTTAAAGGATGAATTAAGTCTAATAATTTCAAAAGAGAGATTTGAAGACTTTATCGCTCCATTTTTAATAGATATGGATCCAGATGAAATAATAGTATCTAGTCGTCCAAGAGAAGGTGATTTAATTTATTTTCCTCTTGGTGGAAGATTATTTGAAATTAAATTTGTAGAACATGAACAACCTTTTTATCAATTAGGAAAAACTTATGTTTACGAATTAAAATGTGAACTTTTTGAATATGGTGAAAGTATTGGTAATATAAACACTTCAATTGAGGAAATAGATAGAAAATTAGAAGATCAAGGTTACATCACTACACTTAAATTATTTTCTTCTGGATCTAAAGCAACGGCAGAAACATCAATTGTTACTGGATATGTTAGAAAAATAGATTTAATTAATGATGGATATAACTATTATGATACACCAGTAGTGTCTATTAGTACAGCACCTTCAGGAGGAACAAACGCTGAAGCAGTTGCAATCACTACATGCATTGGAAATTTTTGTTCAGTAAAAGAAGTATTAATTGTAAACCCAGGATCTGGTTATGTAACAGAACCAATAGTCATAATTACTAGTAATACTGGTGTTGGTGCAACAGCAAAAGCTGTAATTGAAAAGACTTATTCTGGAATTGGAAGTATATCTATTACAAATAATGGATCAGGTTATGTATCATCACCATCAATAGGATTTTCTTCACCTACTGTTGGTTCTGCTGTTACCGCTAGGGCAAAAGTATTTACAAATAATTTGGGGCAAGTTGATAGAATATTAATTTCTGATGCTGGAATTGGATATGAATCAAATCCAGCAATAGATATATCTAATCCACCTCTTCTTGTAGGTATCAGTACTTACATATTTAATGAAGTAATTATTGGTGAAACTTCTGGTACTAGAGGTAGAGTTAAAGAATGGGATACGACTACAAATACTTTGAAAGTAGGATTTACAAATGGAGACTTTATACCTGGTGAAATAATAGTTGGTTCTATATCATCAGCAAGATATCCATTACAAAAATACGAAATACCAGATTTATATGATAAATATGAACAAAATGATGAAATACAAACAGAATCTAATTCTATTGTAGATTTTTCAGAAAAAAACTTATTCGGTAATTATTAATGCTAGGAACTTATTTTTATCACCAAAATATTAGAAAAACTATAATTGCTTTTGGTAATTTATTTAATAACATAACACTTAAACATCAAGATGCAGATAATAATGACTACAGTGAAATAAGAGTTCCGTTAGCATATGGACCAACACAAAAGTTTTTAGCAAGACTAGAGCAACAGGCAGACTTAAATAAACCA